CTCTTTCTTACACCTGATGCGTTTGGCTCTTGGCTTACTGCTCTACGCATGATCTCCATGCAACAGGCAACAGATTTGCCAGAACCAACAGGCCCACGAAGACCACGCACAAATGAAGAATCTTTCATAAATGCCTTGGCGACTTTGCCAGGAGGCACATAATCTAGATTCATGTTACCCCCCTAAACCACCTCGTCTGCTTCTTGAAAGAAAGTTTCTACGGTCAACACCACCAACCGTAGCTTCCAAAGCCTGATTCTTCTGAGCAAGTTGAGTACCGCTAGTAGCTGTAGCAATAGAACCAGCAGTTTCTTCCTGCTTAGGAGCAGTCGCTACGTTCATTTGTTCAGGCCCATCGTCAGTTCCAAACTTATCTTGTGCGTCTGTCACATAACTAGCACTTCCTGCTTGGAAGCCAGTGTTCTTTCTACCAATAGGGCTATAAGCACTGTTACCAGTATAAACCAAAGCACCAAAGAAATTCTGAGACACAACACCTTGAAGCTTGTTGTTCTTATCAAAGACTGGCATACCGCCTCTCTTCAAAGCACTGGATTGAGCATACATGTTTGCCTTGCCCAGCAAAGAAGCAACATTGCCGACCAGACTATACTGACCAACTTCTCCAAAAGCTTTATAGCCTTTTGCTTTGGCTTCCAGATCTTTTGCCATATTTACATTTCTGGAATAGTTCTTATTGGATGGTTGTATGCCCGGATGAGGGGCTTGATTCATATTATATGTGCCGCTTGTGGTCTTCTTGTATTGCTCGGCAACTTTCTTCTGCTTGTCTGCCGCCTTATCAGCTTCTGATTTCTCACCCATAAATGCCTCCTGTTGAAAAATAACCCTTATAGGTATAAATTTTTTTTGGAGAAGATGCTTTTCACAAAGCTATCGTGCATGTGAATTAGGTGTATGTTGATATAGCGGCTTTTTAAAGCACCATCGATCTCTACCACACCGTCATGGGTCTCTATGCCCACAGTCACAGATTAAAGTTCACCTGCACTGCAGTGTTCGGCACCTTGCCACCACCCTCCATACTAAACCCAGCCCTATCTAACAGATCCTTCGCCGCCTCCAGCCTCACATAACTACTCTTATCCTGCAACAACGTTCTCATAGTCGCCATCGCCTGTGTGGCATCCCATCCCAACACCGTCATAGCCAGACTCTGTCTGTACTCTATAACATGCTGTTTATTCAGAGTATTATACGCCCAACTCTTATTCCTACCCATCCTCTTGGCCGCTTCAGTCGGGTTGCAACCATCATGCAACATCATCTCCACCAATTCAGCCTGTGCGTCAGTCACCTTCTCATGCACTACCCTCAACTCGTTAGCACCACTCTCTATGTCCTCAATCGGCACTATCGCACCCTTGTACACATCCTGTTTACTCTTATCAGCTTTCATTCCGCATCCTCACAACCACCTACGGAATGATATACCATCTCACTCAATTACCTGTCAATTCACACTCCACAACCACCTGTAATACCTATCATTTGCGTTCCACGCAGGGCAACGTATCGCCGTTGCATCACTTCGACTCGTCACAACAAAGTACAGTAAGTATGTCGCCTCCATCACCTCGTCTATTCAACATACACATCACTAGCGACACACTGACTGTGGGCGCAATACTTGATTTGCAAGTATTGAATTGCGCCCTGTTCCTCGCTCACTTCCAATCGGTCGGAATTGTAATCTCTGGTTTTTATTATATTTGTTTTGTGTCATGCCATGGGCATGACGAGATTACGTTACCTCCCTTTCCGTTTAGCACCGCTCAGGCCGCTCGGGCCACACAGGCATTTTTCACACCCACGCCTTGCAGTGGCATATCACACCCTCCAAGGGGTTCGATAAGCTCGACCTCGCACGTCCACTTCTTCCTTGCACGCTTATCTCATTCTTCAGAGGCGGGCTAAAAAGCATTTGCCTTGTGGGCAAATCCAAGCCCTTCTTCTGAATTTATCTAAAGCCCCTTTCCGGGCGTGTTCTTGAAACATCGTAGGTGTGAAAAACGCCTGCTGTCATCAATCATGTCAACGTAAGGAGAATTAGACATGCAGTACGATCTATTCACAACTTCCCAACTCTCTACCGACATAGAGGAACGCAAGACCATCGCTCGACTTGAACACGATGAGCCACGCTTTGACGATCTTTGCATCATTCAGGATGAGATAGATCAGCTCATCGAACTAGGAGAAACATCTTCCCCTCGGTTTCACGAGCTTGTTCAAATATCACAATCATATGACAACTAAGCCAACTACAACACGGGTGGTTCATATCGAGCCACCCCTTTTACATAGGAGCGTAAAATGACATTCACATACACAATCGGTCAAGACACTACCGTCCACAACACCACAGAGTCAGAAGACCTTATCATCGAGCATGCAAAACAAATATGCAAACAGCGTCAGCAGTCCAAGCCGTCGCATACGACAGAGCTTGACGCCATCACAGAAGAGTACCTCGATGATCTTGCCAAACGTCTACAAGCAGACACATTCTCAGAGGACGCAGAGTACAACTACTACGAGGCTTGGGCATTACATACCAAGCAGGTAGAGTTGGCCGCTATCATCTCACCATCCGATGATGATGCAACCGAATGGATTCAGATATGCGACGGTCGTATCAGATCCCTAGAGGGGCTGATGCGCAACCTCGCTAACTACGGCCAGAATCTCACAGACGAGATCAACAGAGCTGTTGTCACAGAGGAGATATCTGGTCTAGAACTCAAAGCCCTCAAGGACAAGCGTGCAAAACTACGCACTAAATACGCCAACTATCAGAACCGCAGACAGGTACTGCTCAAAGAGGTTCGTCCAGAGATCGAACGTCGTGCAGGATTCACCATCGGTGAGTACAAATCTGCAGAACAGTTGGAGCATGAGCGTAAGACAAAGCAGTATCGCCCAAAGAAGAAGCCAATGGCTAAAGCAGAATGGGATAAGATGGACAATATACAGAAGCGTCAAGCAATACGCACACACTTCGTTCAGATATCCTAACATTACGCTCTATGTGAGAGAGGGCTTCGGTTCTCTCTCACACTTTTTTTCTGTGACACACAACGCCCGATAACATTGCAACGGCATCGAGCCTCGCAATGTTATTAGTCCGAGGCACAACCCATAAGGAGGTACACTATGTCACGCAGACGTTCTTTCTCGCTCATCATGTTGGGCATCTTCTACATATTCCTCGCCCTGCTCATAGGCCCAGGCCACGCCGCAGCAGTCTTCATATCATGCAGCCTCTGGAGCCTTGTGTTTAGAGGTCACTTACATCTCTTCTCATTCATGTCTCAACAACTGGAGGCGCTTGGAAAATGGATTTCCACATCTTCGCAGGAATATGTTCGGCGTTAGCCATCATTTTTCTCCTACTAAAATTCAATATCAAAAAGGTTTTGTTCTTTGATATTGCAATCGATCTAGCTTCGTCATTATTCCTCATTGCAGTTTTCTTTGGAAGCTTTGCTGGAATGATGGCGGCTGTCATCGGTGGTGCGCTCATATCACTTACGCTCTGGATACTGAAGCGCACCATCGGTTATCAAAAGCCAACTTGGAAAAAGTTCTGGTACACATGGGAGGACGCTAATGTCAAACATCACAACAGACGTTAAGTTCAAGTATGCCCGACCATCACTCTGGTTTAGAATCATCACCTTCATACGATTCTTGTGGTTTCACCACAAAGCCAATAAGATGTTTAAATGAATAGACAACGGCCTTAGCATGATTGCAAAATGCTATTAGTCGTGACCCACACAAGATACAATACGCTATGATCAAGCGGTGTCTTGGGGTCAAAGCAAATAAAGGTCTTCCCCAAGGGGAGGTATGGTGGACCCAGCCCTTATTTGTAAACACTGAAGTACCCTGTTGGTTTTTGTAAGCCAATGGGGTATTTTAGTGCAAACAAATGGTTTGTAACTTTAAACGTGAGGTGAATCACATGAATATCGCACAAATGACTGTATCAGGTAACGTAGGCGCAGCACCGGAGATCCGTGACGTAAACGGAACGAAGGTTGCTAACTTCTCTGTTGCCGTCAATGAATCCTACACCAACAAAGCTGGTGAGAAAGTCGAGAATACCAGATGGTATCGTATCGAGGCTTGGGATTCAGGCCAAGGTAAAGGTCTTGTAACCGCTGTCATCGAGAAGTATGTCCAAGCTGGCATCACTGTCTATTGTCAAGGTACTCCAATTGTGGAATCCTATGAGAAAGACGGTACGAAGATGACTGCCTTCAAGCTTAAGCTTGCTGGTGCTGGTTCAACCTTCCGACTCATTGGTGGTAAGAAAGGGGAATCCACCCCAGATAACCAGCCTTCCAATGACGTAGGTGGTGACGACATTCCATTCTAGTCTTGGTTCGTGGTACAGCCAAGAACTAGAAGAGGGCAGGGGCTTTTCTGAGTAGCCTCTGCCTTTTTCTGTTGGAGGATAAGAAAATGTATATGCAACCATACGACGGCTACACATGCAATGACTGCGGTCACTACCACACCAGCTACAACAACCTGAAATTCTACCCCATGCCAGATGGTTCTGACACTGGGGGCTTTTGTGTCAACTGCCACGGTGACAACCTGACACCAGACTCAGAACAGGAAATTGATTTCTTCCTAGACAAAATGGAAAACGGAATAGCCATCCTGATATGTGAAGGTGCAGAACAACCTGTAAGCCAAAATGAGTTTTTGGCGGCTTGGCAACACATACACAACAACGGTCTAGCGTACCAACTACAAGGCTGGTTCGGTAGACGATGCCAAGACATGATAAGAGAAGGACTTATCGATGCTTAACAAACTACGTTCATTCAGTTTCATCACCAGCAAAACCCGTTGGCTTGGCTGGTTTGTTTCTGTTCATCTTCTAACTACCGCAACCATCTTGCTCATGCTGATTGCTATGGGCATCAACCCAACCCTACTTGTATCGGTGATAGGCGCACCACTTTGGATCGGTGTTGCTTTCTCGTCCAAGTACATCACAGATAAAATCATGGAGGACTAGATGTATTATCTGAAAATCAAACACGGTTACGACAGCGTTATACTTCGTGTCGAAGAACGTAATGACGGTGACTTTGCCAAGGCACTTACCAGTGGCGATATCAAGCTGTCGAAAGTTACTACGAACTTCCCACCTTATGAGCTGTTCAAGAATCGTCAGGACAGCTACATTGACCACCCAGAAGAACGCATTGAGGCTGTAGAGATTGCAGTCCTGCCATCTATTCCAATGCGTGAGTGGTCTGCCAAGCTGCGTAAAGATATTGCTAACTTTGAGAAGGAGATGTCAGATGATAAATCTTCCGCTAGCTGAACTAAAGCCAGCTAAAAATAATGTTCGCCAGGTCAAGTCAGACAGCGAACAGATGAAGCAACTTGTAGCCTCAATCGAGGCTCAAGGGCTTCTGCACAATCTCGTTGTGATGAAGAACG